GACACTAGTGTCGGCGCAACTTCCGACGGCAGTCGAATTATCGGCTACGCAGACGACAATAGTGGTGCCTGACGGCACGCCGCCGGCACCGACGGTAATGGTGACGTGGCCACCGGAGACGGTGGTACTAGATCCGATATTGCTGACGGTAATCACGCGGCATGCCTCTATCCAAGGGCCGCGTGGGCGCTAGACAGAAAGCGACTAGGTGCCGCCCATCGCGCGATAGTTATCGTCGGTCAGCGCCATGAAGCTGCCGTTCGGCATCTTGACGATCCAGTCGCCGATATTGACGCGTGGACGCACTCCTCGTACCGGTTCGAGCACCAAATATTGACCGGCATCATCCTCTTGGATGGCAAACATCGTGCCATCCGAGAATTTGAGCGACACATCTTGAGTAAACGCCGGCTTTTTTAGCAGCGCCTCCCGCAATTCGGGAGGCGTTCCTGGGCGGTTGGCACGCGCCACATCGTCCGCAGGCGGAAAAACGCCCTTGAACTGATGGGCCTCGGTGAATGGTCCTGACATCGCGGTCTCTCCGGTGGCTTGCGCCGAACAATCACATATCAACCGCGATCTTACAATCCTTCGGCGTAATTCATTCCCGTCGCGACCAAAGTGTACCCGGCCGTGCTTGGTATGTAGAGGCCGATGCCGCTAGCGAACCCCGCCGGCATCGAGATGATCTCTCTCGGTGTCGGGACCCAGAGATAACCGTTGAGGTTGTTGAAGTTGTCACCCCACATCGTGGTCTTCGTGCCGCCGCCCTCGACCGAGGCATTGACACCGCACGTGCCAGCGGCTCCTGTGGTATTGCCAGAGATTAGCGAGGCAACCGTGTCGCCCTTCTTCAATTGGCGAGGAGTTGCCGACGTAAGAGTGGGGAACGATGAGAGCTGCGTCTCGACCTCGACTCTGACCATCCCGCTCGTGTTCGTGCCAGCCTGCGACGCCCAAAGCCTAATAATCTGGATGTCAGGGGCCGGAGCGGCCATCGGATTAAGAAACAGCAGGGTCACAGCCGAAGCTGGTACTGTCAACCCATCAGCGCCGACGGTATATTCTTTTGCCATGGTGCAGACCCAGACCTTGCCGGAGCGCGCGCGTAGCGCGGGATCATCGCGCGATTAGCGTTATAGGACAGCACCGGGCGACGTTGATATTCCCCGTTGCCAAACGACAATCACTTTGCCGCACAAACATGATCCAGCGTCGGATCGTCTTGATGAACGGCGAGTACATTCATCCCGACGTCGATGACCGCGTATCCACGATCTTCTAGCCATGACCGCAGCGCGGCCGTATCCACCTTGATCTGCTCGACGACGAGCACCGGTCGGCATCGCCCGATCAGTTCGGCTGCGCCAGCAAGCGCTTCCATCTCCATGCCTTCGACATCGATCTTGATCAGGTCGACGCGGTCGAAGCCCAGCGAATCGATGGTAAACGCCTGCACGGACACCAGCCGATCGCGGTCAATGCTTTGGCCGAGGTCTGCATTCTTCGCCGTGTTGGCAAGTTCGAGTCCGCCAAGATTGGCCGGCGCCAGATAATCAGGCTGCGGGATCATCATGGCGCCGCATGTGGCGCCGACTGCGGCATTGACGGCCGTAGCGTTGAAGCAGTTGTTGAGCGCGATGTTTCCGGCCAGCGCATAAAAGATGCGCTCCTGCGCCTCGATCGCCAGCACCGAGCCCCAGCCGGTCATGCGCTTTGCCCACTCGATGGTGTGCACGCCGATATTGGCGCCGCAATCAATAGCCAGCACGCGGTCGCCGAAGTGTTGCCGGCGCACCGTCAGGAGTTCCAACACCGAGTTGACCTCGACGGACTCATAGACGCCGCAGTGGAGAATCTGTGCGCCGACCCCGCAGGCACCGTCGGGCGTTTCGATGCGGTCAAGCCATGAGACGATCATCGGGCCATGATCGGAGGCCGCGAGAACGAACGGGAGTCTACGCACTTTTCCTCCAAGGCCATCTTCACACTAGCGACCACGCTGGCCCAATCGCCATCCGTCGATTGTCTGAACAAGCGCATCTTGGGGTACCACGGACTGTCGTTCCGATCCTTCATCCATGTCCAGTATGTCCGGAAGCGTGCCAACATCACCCACGTCTCGATTCCGAGCGACCCGGCGAGGTGAGCGATTGCCGTATCGACCGTGATTACGAGGTCTAGGCGCGACAAGAAGCGCGCAGCATCGAGGAAGTTGAGGAACAATGAGCCTGCATCGTAAATGCCATAGGCATCAACTTTCTCATCGAAAGCTTGCCTGTCAGCGTCGCGGATATAGAGTTGCAGACTGTAAAAATCGACGTTAGGCATGCCGATCAGTCTGAACGGGTCGATCAACGCACGCAGAATCCCGAATGGGATATTGCGGAACTTGTCATAGTGATTCTTGATGCCGCCAGACCAACAAAGCCCAACATTGAGTTTGCTTCGGTCTAACGGAACCGGCGAGAGCCTGGCCGGCGAGAGCTTGGCCGGCGAGAGCTTAAATTGCGCAGGCGGCGGCATCGTATCGATGTCCGTACCGAATCGATGCGCTAGGCTCATCATGCGCACCCATACATCATACTGTACCTTTTCGCGTCCGTCGCTCGCCTCGACGCCTTCTATGGTATTCGCGAGCGGAACCAGAGCCGATGGCACGATAACCCGAACACGTGCACCACGCGCCCTCAACAGTGGCGCATAGCGCAGAAAGTTGATGTTGTCGCCGTATCCCATTTCGCCGAGCACGAGAATCGTCTGGCCGTCTATGGATTCCTCGCCATTCCATTCCGGGTCAGGCGGCGCTGGCACGCTAGTTCCCGTTCCCTGGCGGCTTTCCAGCCCTGCAAATCCTTCCTTGAGCCGACCCGCGGTAAGATGTGCGCATCCCGCACCGAATATCGCCTGTCGACGCAGTTCCTTACTATTGGCTGCCGCGGCATAGTCGGCGATGGCTTCATCTAGCTGCAACGCCTGCACTTTCAACGCTCCGCGGTTGAACCGCGCCACGTGATGGTCTGGACACGCAACCAATATCTCATCCAATGCGGCAATGGCCTCGGCTAGCTTTCCCATCTCGGCAAAGATCGAGGCACGACAGCAGCAGGCCGTCACCAGCTCTTCTTGCAACTGAGCCACGGCGTGCTCGATGAGCGGCGATGCCTCTGTATGACGATTGTCCCTGATCATCTTGATGCCAGCCATGAGATAATCATATCCCGTGGCTGGTCTGTCAGCGATCATCCGGCTCTTGAGGTTATCGACGGCGGGGATCATATGCTCACCTCGACAGGATACTGGGACGCTCTGTCCACTTTGACCTCATTCCACATGTCGGAGATCAGTCCGCCGCCGTGAAACGTCAGGTCCAACTCGCATGTCCTGAGAAGTTCTTGGAAATCTCTTGCCTGCGCTACCTGCCAACCCTTGCAGCGATACACCTTGGTTCCTGGTGCGTCGCGCCCTAGCCTAATCTCCGTGATCGGATCGTCCTCGGTAGCCGTTGGATTGGGTTCCTGCTCGTAAGCATACTCTCGATCCGCTGAATCCAGGCACGAGTCGAACCCGTACAAATGCACATTGCGATACCCAAGCATCGTGACGAGCGATAGCGCGCGCATGCCGGCAGTGCTTCCGCCATCGACCCTCATCGCCTCAAGGATCGCCCATTGATCGGGAGCAAAGTCAGCCTCCTGTCCGGGCCATACGCAGTGCCATAGCACCAAAGAGCGATCTGCGAGAATGTTGAACACCGCGTGGTCGCATTGGCACGCGACGAAATAGATTGCCGTTTGATCCGGCAACAACAGGTGCCGACAGATGATCGGATGGTGATCCCCGATCAGATAATAGGTCGCCGCGATGCCGTTCCTTCGGCTCCAATCATGAGCCGTCCCGCATACAAGGACATCGCCATCGAAATCGCGCAATTCATCGACGAGCCCATTGATCGATGGGGCACCGCCGACGATAGCGATCGGCAGCGCATCACCACTCACGCCCAGCCGTAGAGCTCCCAGGGCTTCGTCCAAACGCAAATACGGGCGCACCAGCGTCGCGCGCGCCAGCGCCGCGCGTACGTTCGCGTTGATCTCGCCGCGCATCGACGGCGGCTCGACCATTGACACGCCGCCGAGCGGATGAAATCGACTATTTGCCTGCATCAAATAAATCCCCTCCGATTACGGGCGAAATGCTTCCACCCATCGCGGGTGAATACCCACACGCGGCGCTGCCCGCCCATCCCACGCGCGCTGTAGAGGATCTTGCATGCCACCTCGTCCATGTCCACGTCGTTACGCAGCACGTTGAAATAGTAGTGTCCGTTGTGAATAGCATACTCATTGCCCAGCGTCCACGCCGCACCGTCCGAGTCGGTGATGACGAACGCTGGTGGTATCTCGACATCGGCCTCGCTCGGGTTCGCACGCTCGTAGCGCACACCGTTGATGCGGCCGACGAGAAGGCCCTTGTGTTCCTCGAAGAGGTAGTCCCCATCAGCCATGGCGAATCTCCGTTATACCGCGAAAAGTGGCATGACCAACTGTTGCCTGGTGAATGGCACTATGGACGGCGACGGCATGGAAGGCGGCGGCGGCGGCGGCGGCGTAACGTTCAGCCCCTGGTCCGTGATGACCTCTACGTCAACCACACCACCGGATATTGTCGTCCCGACCCACGGCTGAAACTGAGCCTCGAAGAGCCACACCGCGCCTGGCGCAGCGCCGAGTGTATCCGATCCGGTCGAACCGGTGACGCTCGTCGGCGTGATCGTGCGCAGCCCCGTATGCGTCAAATCGACAATCGGATTGAATGCCGTGCTGATCGCCCCGCCTACCATCGTCACCGCATTGTTGAATTGACCACCTATCTGCAGCAGGCCGCCGCTGAAGGCAGTGCGCACGTTTATCTTCATGCTAACGAGATTGCCGTGTACGGCGATAAGACTTTGCGCCGCGCCGATGTTGCCAGTGTATGTCAGTTTCCAATACGAGCCGATGGGAAGGTGCGGATTCGGATTGTTCGACCACGCGACGACAGTGTCGCACCCGGTACAGCCGGTGATCGTGAAATCCGGACACTCGTGCACGCCGATCGCGTACGTGCCTGACGGCAGTAACGCCGAGAACGTATTCGCCGGCAACGTCGTCGAGATGTGCAACGTGTCCGTACCTGTCGACCCCGTCGCCGTCATATCGAGAATTTGGAAATACCGATAAGTGCCGTGCGCCCCAATCATGCGGCACCACGTGCCAATCGTCGCCCACGTCGGAGGGCCTCCGCTCCCTGCATTGCGCTGACGCGAAAAAACGCCGCTCGCGAACGTATAGGCTCCAGCCCCGAACACGTCGCTCTCGGACGGTCCGGTCGGCCAATCGAAAATCGATATTACGCTATTCGTTATAACTGCCGACCTGTCCGCACCGAAGGAGGTTGGCCCAAGGCTCATTTCCCCGATTGTTGCACTGGTGACGTTGGTAATCTTGCCAGTGCCGGTAAGCAGGGCGATGTTCGCGCCGGTTAGAACGTTCACAATGTTCGGTGACGGGCTCTGGAAAAAGAATCCATGAAACGTTCCGCTCAAATTCACCGTATCAACAAGCTTATCCATTTCGCCGCTGTTGGGCGAAGTATACCCGTTGCAATTGAAAATACTATTGCGGCTTGCATATATACGGCCCCCTATAACATTAAGCGATGAGCCGTCGCCGCCTCCGTTGAACGTGACGCTCTTGCCGATACTGTTGGTTAGATTAAGCTGGTCCAGCTGCATATTGTTGTAGGTATGCGTGCAATTCCAATCCGGCTCCAGGATGTAGAGTGTCGCTGGACCGCCCCAATAGGTCGGCGTCGTGCCAGCCCAACCACCTGGAAGAGTGGACTTGTAAGAATTGTTAAGCGGCGACTGCAGCGTCAACGCGCCGCCGGTAATCCCCGTTATGAACACATACTCGAAATTCTGCTGGTTCGTTGGAGTGCCACCGCCCTGAACATCCGTGTCGGTGAGAATGGCCCACCTGTTCGAAGCGAAGTTTGAAAGATTCGGATCGGACGGATTAACTGTGCTAAGCGCCGTAGCACCAGCGCTGACGGAATTAACTAACAGTAGGTGTGTGGTGTCGTGATCGTACTGCCCGAACGATGCCGATCCAAGAAAATACCCCGCCCCCATCCCTATCATGTCCGACAAGATATAATTCGGCGAACCGCCGACGCCCGTCACGACAAAATTATCGATGTTGAATCCAAAGCCAACGCCACCCCCGCCAGGATCAACGCTTTCATAACGACCGTCCGGAATTATCAGCGTTACATTCGACTGGCCATTGTAGGCTGCGTTGAACGATGCAAATGCCGCCCTGTCGTCCGTCCCCCACTCGACCGAGGCGGCGTAGCTCGATAGGCTCGTCAGCACCGTGGTGCCGTTCGTATCCGTGATGGAGGTAAACGCGTCGTGAAGCGTCACCTGCGTCCCGGATACGTAGGCATCGATCTTTGACAGAAAGGCGCACGGCGGATTGCTCCCGCTAGGAAACGTGTCATTGCCAAACGCGATATATTTTCCTACGTCGCCAACAACAAATATGCTGGATGCAACGTGCAAGGCTGTCGAGGCCGCGCTTATCGTGATCGTCGCCGCAACACGCTGCCCGTCGCCGAGCGCGCCATAATCAGTTTTGATGTTTTTTGTCGTCGTACCGGACGATTGCAGGAGGGTACCGAACGACACGACCTGCGCCGCCGTGAACTCCTTGGAGAACACCGCAAGCGTCGCGACGGCCTGCGGGGCTTGATTGTTGCTGAGAGTATAGGTGAATGCCATCAGAAGTAATTGAATTTCGAGTTCAGCGACCCAGAATTAAGGAATACCCCGCTCAGGATGCCGCCGCCGGTCTGGCCTTTCAGCATTGTCGGAAGAGACATGTCGGAATTGACATGAAGACCCGTCACCGAGCTGCCCGGAGTTCCGTTATCGTAGGCAATCAAGTTGCCAGTGCCCCCGAAGGTTCCGGCAATCACCCGAGCATCTGTCACCGTCCCGGAACACGCCTTGGTGGCTGTGTAGTTCGTGATCGTGTCGTAGTCGGTAATCGTGAATGACACAGTGCCGGGCGCCCCGCTAGTGTGTTGCAGGGCTAAGTTTCCTGTTTGAGAGGAATCGCCCATAGCGATCAGAGTTATATCGCCTGCGCTGCTCGCCTTCGAGTAATAGGCGAACGTCGTTATCTCGTATTTGCGGCGAATCGGATTGAGCGCTCCGGGTTTCCCGTTCGCGTCGAGAGCGCCGCCGAAGATGCCGAATGAGTTCGCATTCGGATTGGTCCAAGCCGGCGTCGTGCCGCCCAATCCTGTCGATGAATAGGTCGATGTGCTCGCAGTCTGCGACCCCGCGCTTCCTGTGACCAAAGCAAAATCTCTGCCACGCGGCAGTCGCGTCGTCCCATAATCAAACACCTTGCTGACGACACCTGCGGCTTGAACTACGCCGAATCGCGGGTCGACGAAACGTTCCAGGGAATTCCACATGCCGTTGGCGGTGAGCCACGTATCTACCGCATCGATAAATGACCGATTGATCGTCGTTGGATCGGCCCCGGCATTGAGCACGCGTTTCATATGATTGTTGACGTTCACCGCCGAACTCGAAACATAGCAACTGACAATGCGAGCTTGCTTCTCTGTTCCCGAGAGCGTCACGACCTTGTACCAAGCGATGGCCTGATCGGGCGCGGATGCATCGGTGATCTGAACGCGCGCCGTGCCGCCTGCGCCCGATGCCGTAATCGTGCCAACGGTATGGGGAAAGCTGGTGCTCGATGTGCCTCGATATACGTTGTACCCGGTGACCGCGACAGGCAACGCATCGTAGCAACTGATCGTTACGGTGCTGCTGCTGCATGTCGCCGTCACACCCATCGGCGCGGCGGAGGCGGCAGCCGTCGCATCCACAATCTCCCGATAGAAGTCGTACAATCCCTCCTGCAATCCACCCTTTCCGCTGAGATATGTCGCGCCATCGAAAAAACCGAAATTCGTCGCTGAATTGTAAAATCCCCTCTCGACATAATAGTACATTATCCCGTCTTCGAGATAACTCGATAACTGTTGCAGGTATGTCGGCCCTGGGTACACTCCATCATAAAGAGTGGATACCCGAACGGTCGTCGGTGACGACAGCACGTTGTACCCAGAATCGACAGGCGTTCGCACGACCCACATGCCGCCATTCGGAACAACGTGACCAAGAGCGCCGAGTGCACCGCCGCCGGTCTGAATGCTCCCGGCAGTGTTGATCGCCGCGCCCCCGGACGTGGTAGATATCTCGAACGTATCGGCGGTCAGGCCGGACGCAAGAACAAAGTAATTCACATCGGACAATATCGGCGCCGGAAGCGTGAAAAACTGGAAATTATTACCGATCTGAGTCTGGGTGACGCCACCCCCGCCAGGGATGTTCAAGGTTATCTGCGTTGCGCTATCGACGCTTAGAATTGTAGTCCCGGCGGGGATACCGACGATCGTCTTCGGACCAGCCGATGTATAGAAAAACCCGGTCGGATGAACGCCACATCCGGCGAACAGCACGGATGTGTTGACGGAAATGTTTGTAATAACCGCGGAGCCGAGCGTCTGATCTCCGGTTGCGATAACGCCGGTCGTATTGAACAGGACGGTGTCGCCGGCAACAAGCCCGTGAGCAGTCTTCGTCACGACGGCAGGATTCGCCGAGCTTATAAGGACATTGCGAGAATCTTCGACGCACGGCACCCATATTTGACTTGAGATCGTAACCGGATCCCACCCACAACTAGCCCCTGCAAATTGCATCAGTCTCGTCGTGCCGACAAATCGTGCAACAACGGTATTCGGCGGTCGAGGGCGATTGAAGGTCAGCCCTGCGTCGGAGCAAGACCACAGCGCACTGCCAAAGACAGGATCGCCCGGTGGCCCCGCGTTCCTGTCGTCGGGCGCATACTGAAACCCCAGAGACGTGTAACTATTGGCCCCTAGACGAAACACTCGCTGAAACGACGACCAATAGGCCCCTTCGTAGTTCAGATGCGTAGGACCGTAAGACGTCCAGTTCACCAAGTCGTTGGATCGAAAAACTCCGCATTCATGAATCGTTTCCGTTGTGCGGAAAGTAAGAGTCGGCGTCCCGTTTGCCGTCGCATTTGCCGACATAACGACTTGAGTACCGTCGTCGATAACGAGATTATTGGCAGTGCCCGTAAGTGTGCAGGCATGGCTGAATACGTATGTTCCGATGCCCCCGCCGCCTGGACCGGACACAACCGTCGTTCCAGCGGGAACGCCACCATGATTGAATTCGTTCGAAACAACCGCTGCGCCGATCGCGATCGTGCCCGTCACTGCTGTAATCACAACCGTCGTGCTGGTTCCTAACGTGCTGCCGGTCGCGATCGCGCCGATCGCGATAATGGGCGTTCCGGACGTTCCGCCCGGAATTCCCGTGCCGCTCACCGTTCCGGCATATGTGAGGTACTGCGTGCTGGCAATGCCGCTCAGAACCGGCGAGCCGTTAACCGTCGTGCACGCATACGAAAGCCCCGGCGACGTCCCCGTGAGATCGTTGCCCTCGCAATAAAGATGAAACACATTTCCCGTATCTTCCGGGCAATATACAAGCTGGCCGACTTGATACAGGGTAAAGTTGCCGTAGCCGGTGACCGGATTATACGCCCCGTTCGGAGGGATGGCCGTGGCACTGGTGCTACTTAGCGGCATGCTCTGCGTCACAAAATCCGGCGGAATTACCGGATCGGAACTGAATCCATGGCAGAAATCCATGCCGCCGAACCAATTGCCACCGCTGCCGGTGGGATGATCGGGGGATATCGGCCAATAATACCTCGCATTTGCCGCCGCGATCGTCGTTCCATCGGTCCCCATCGAATTGAGATCGTAAGGACGCCATCCGCTGTAAACACCATCGAAATGATACCAATCGGCGGTCGATATCGCCTGCGCGGCGATGCCGGGAGGCGTATAATACGTCGATGGATCGACGGAGTTTGGGACGCCGAACACGTTCGCCACCAGAAGATTGGGGCCGCCGCCTTGATTAGGCATCGCTCAGTGCCCTTTGATACTGATCGAGTTAGCCAACCACGCGCTGCCGCCATTGGTATACGTCAACGGAGAGAGCGCTGTGGCGAACTGCGCAGCCACTGCAGAAACGGCGGAAGCATTGAAAGTACCAATAGCAGTGCCATTGGCAGTCGAGAAATTAGTAGGAACGACGGAGGTCATCATTGTCAGCCGCGTCGCTGGTGCTGTATTCGTCACTGAAGACGGCGATCCAGAACCAGAACCAGTTGCGTAATTCGTGAAGGTCGTTGTCCCGCCAGTTTGATCGGCGTTGTAAGCGGTCAGGCCAAAAATAATCGCTTGATTGGCGCTGCCTGTCCACGTCGGACGAATAACCTGCGTAGTGCCCTGATTGGGATTAACCAATCCGAAAAAATACACATCGCTATTCGAAGGACTGCCGATTATCGTGTACCCAGACAGCAAAGTCATCGTCTGGGGACTTCCACCTATCGATGTAAAATCCCACACCATCGTTGGCGAGGTATCTACACCGCTAGCGTCATTAGCAAAGGCCAATCCTACCAGCATCACTAGATTAGTCGTACCAGTGAATCCTGGTCGCAAAAAGCCGCCAGAAGAATTCGCGGCATTCGATGCCGTAATAGGAGCAGCGCTATCGTCGATCAGAACCGTAGCTTCAGCACCGCCACCGCCGCCAGCTGGCGCGGGCGGCGCGGTCTTCGCGCGGCGGATAATGATCATGATTCACAGCTCATCATGTCGAACTAGCGATGATCCTCGCCGAGGGCGACACGTTGCGTATATAATCCACGTTGGCCAATAAGCGCTGACTGTTGGTGGAAGAGAATCCGTTCGCCGTCGATGACGTCGAGCTTCCGAACGCCACGAACATCGGCACATCGCACCTGAGAGCCACCGCACGAGTTTGAGCCGATAGCGTCGAGGTGGTTTGCGCCGTCGTGCTGGCGCCGGACATTAGCTGCGTTTGAATGGCAGGCTCAGTTGGCCACTGGCTGAACGGACGCCCGGAACCGTACCCGGCGTATTCGGTGATCCAGATTGACATGATGTCGCCTATATTTCCTTTCGCGCAGCTCCGCTGTTCGTCCTGCGCGTCGGCACCAGCACGCCTCCCGGCGTCCTCTCAACATCGACATCTGGGTTCGGTATGATCTCTGCTATCCAGGCCGGCCCAGCGCCGTTCTGCGCTTGGGCCGCGACGGGGGCACCTTCGATGTCGAGTTCAGCGTCACTCACACCATCTACCCACGTCCGCCTCATGTACCGCGTCGTGTCGAGCGCGCCCTCGACGTAGCCCATCTGGCGGACGAGGTTGGTGTCCTGCGTGCGGAGGTTCTGCAATTCGACCTGCAACTCCATTTCCTTGACGAGTAGCTTGCGGCCCATCCTCGAGGCTTCAGCATAGCCATAGAACGGAGGCATGGTCGCGAGGCACGATTCGAGCGGAACTGTCACCCTGATGCCGCGCTGACGCGCGATCTCCATCATAATCAGACAGCCTGCCTTCTGACCGCTATAGGCTTCGGAATCGGCAGCCATGTCGACGCCGAATACGCCGATCTCCGTCGCCCCTTCCATGATCGCAAAACCGATCATCAGCGGGATCGATGAGGTGGCCGCCATGCGCCCGAAATTGCCGAACTCGACAAGCCACCGGTCGCGAGGGAATGTCATCGCTTGCGGAAGAAGGTCGCTCGGCTCCTGCATATAGACCGGAAAGCTCTGCGAGCGCAGCCACGCAAAATATTCAGGGGCCCAGTCGCGATTCTCGGGCCCCTTCATGTCCTCGACGCCGTGGAGTTCGAACCAGCACGTGACGCGAGGAATGCAACCTCCGCGGTTGCCGGGAGAGCAAACCCATATCTGCCATTCGTGATCATCGAACGGCGCGAGCATTTTCGAGACAGGGACGGTTCCGAGTATCGCGACCTTTTTCACTGGGCTGGCGCTCCCAAGGTCAATGCATCTAATTGACCGACCGCGTACATAGCGGAAGTGCCGTTGAACGTGGTACACGTCGTATTGCATACTGAGTGAGGCATTGCCGATGCAATATGAAAAGTTTGCTGTGCCGGCCAAGTCGAAGAATAATGCGGCCACCACCGATCGATAAACACACGTTCTGTGATTGGTTGACCGTCGATCTCGGACACGCGTTCCTTGATACGCGCCCATTGCGCCTTCGTCGGCACTCCAGAAAAAGCCTCAGTGAAGCCTTCGAACCATGCTTTGAACTCTCTTGGCGTCATCATTGCGACTCCTTATCCTTTGATCGATGCCCAGACACAGCGCCAGCCGAAGGCCCACATTTCTCGGCGAGACATGCGCCACTTAGTGTCAAGCTGGGGATTAAGATCAGAGACGTAGAAGGTTCGATCCTTATAGCTGAGCAGCGGCCCAGCAGCATCATGGAAAAGCGTCATCGTTAGCGCTCCTGATAGGTCGCTCGCGGGCCGGGCGCAAACCGGCATCGTCGGTAGATGGTCCGGGCGAAGCGCGCTTCGGTGACCGGCGACATTTGGCCTTAACCAACCACTTGCCATTAACGTGCGCGTGTCCTGCTTTCCACGCCGCCGCGAGCGCATCCATTTACAGCGAAACGCTGGCCTCGCACAAGGGGCCAGAATGCCTCGCCACGCCCGAAGGAAGCCCGTTGGTGCGTTTTTATCGGCTGCGGCTAGATCAGGTGGTCGTCGAAAAGAGGATCGCCTGGGAAGACGGGCTGACGCCATTATACAGATAGACTGATGTGGAAAGACCTATCAGTTCCACCTGAGTCGCGACGAGATTGCTCGTCGACTTGATCGTGTTGGCAAGTGTGCTCGCCGAATGAGTCACCGTGCTGCCACCCAAAATAACGACCGCCCCTGTTGAAACCTTGACCATCCATGCGGTGCTGCCAGGCATGGCGGCGATTACGACAACTCTTCCAGGAGACGGGCTGGAAAGATTGTAGACAGCTATGGCCGTGCTCAGTATCTGCACAACGCCACCATTCGGTAGCGTCTGCGTCGATGAGTACGTCGAGACCGTCCCCCACCCGACGGCGGTATTCGAATCTGGCCCGGAAGCGTTGACCTGGACGCCGCCGACATACATGCCACCGATTGGCGTGGCAATCTTGCCCTTGTAGCGATCAATAAAGCCGGTAGTCATGCTCAGTTCTCCCTCGGTCCCTTGCTTGCATTTAATTCGTTCCCGGACGACCCGGGGAGACGAGAGGAATCAGTTCAATTCTTTTCCGCCTCCGCGCCGGGCAACGGCAGGCCGGCTAGTCTGTGAGCCTCCTCGCGGTTCAGCGGCGCATCGTTGAGCTTGCGGCCCTGGATCACGTTGTACCGACCGAACCCGAGCGGAGCCACGAAACACTGGGATTCCGCGTCCTGCGCCGCGGTCGCGTCTCGCGGCCACACCATGATGCGACCGGTTTCGATCAGCGAATTGCGGTTCTGCGCCGGCATCCGCACGATCTGCTCGCGCGTCAGCTTGGCGCCCGCATAGAGGTGCTTCTCGCCCATCCGGAACGTCTGCTGGACGACGCCGCCGCCGATCAGATCAGGATGTGGTGCACGCATAGTGAAAGGATGCTTTCTCTATTCAACAGTGGTATTCTAACCTACTGTTTTAGTTCAGAGTTATGCCGCTAAAAAAGAAACCGAGGTCCGATCCGACGATCTGCATGTCGAATGCCATTTCGGCTTCGTTGCGGATCGTGCCAAGCCCCAGCCAGTTCATCGGGATTTGCGCCACCCTGATGCCGAGGGAGTTGAGACCGGTGAACGCCTGCCAGCCGAACGTATACCCGCTGGCCGGGATCATAAGGCCAGGCTGCGGCGGCGAATAGGCGAGCAGCGCGTTCTTGCCGGCGACGAACGACATCGATGCCGTCAAGTTCTCAGCCGCGGAATTGTAGACCGCCTTGCTGACCACGACCCGCTCGATGTTGAACGCCTGGGCGAGCAGCTGCGGCGTGATCGTGCCCGCGAACGTGGGGGTCGTGTATTTGATGCGATCGATGATCAGCGGGTGCTTGCGCAGCGCCTGGTACACATTCCATGCGAGCAGCAGCGTATTCGGCATGTAGCCGGTGCTCTGCAGAACCGTCGTCTGCGCGAACGCGATATCGGTGAACGGGTCACCGTTGGCATCGTCGTCCCAATAGACTGGTGTGGTCCCACCAGGGACGCCACCGCCTGCAGCCGAAGTGGCAATTGCATCCGTGCCCCACACGCCCGTCGTCATGTAGCTGGTCATGAAGAACCGGTCCCGCCGGATCATGAGCTTCTGCATGAGCACGCGCGTCGACACCACATCGATGTCGATCGCAGGGTCCTGGTTGGCGCGGACCTGCGGACCGATGTCCTGATGGAGCGCCCAAACTTTGGCTTGGTAGGTCTGCGTGATCAGGTTCACGCCGCTGCCTGCCGACTCCGCGGCATCCGCTCGCAACTGCGCCTCGTCGCGGAAGAAGTCTGCCTTCTTCCAAACGAAGTACACGTCCGTCTGATGCTGGACAGGCACCATCGGGAAAATCTTATCGGCGACATAGTTGTCGTCGGATTGGAAATAGGCGACGGCGATGTTCGTCAGCGATGCTGCGACGTGGACGTCTGAGAAGACCGGCTGCGCCAAAGCAACCTCCTATTTAACGCCTTGCAGCGCAAGCGCTTCCAGCGTATACATGGACATTCCATGTGTTTGAGGATGGCCATGCCAAGCCGGATCAAGGTTGCCCGTGAGCCGATCATCAGAATGGTCGCGGAAGTTGGTGGAAATGAACCAGAAGCGGCCAGACGACTTGGCCTGCACTACAACACCGTCCACCAAATCATGCGGCTTCACCGGGGAATGTGCATTTCGTGCGTCCAGCATCCGCATCAGAAAGGACGCACGAAATGCGCTAAATGCGCCGAACGCGAACGCTCCCGTACCGCAAATAAACGCGCCGATGCTCGCAAACTCGGCAAGTGCTCGATGTGTCCAAAGAAGCTGCGAAAGGGATCGACGCTGTACTGCGATGAGCACTACTATCAGACGTTCAAGCGCCAGAAAGTACATCGCGTGGTTGGGCAGTACGGCTATGCGGCGCTTGATGTTCTCAATGCCGCGAACGGTCAGTGCCAAATATGCGGGGCCAAGAGAGACGAAGCGCGCATAGATCTCCATCACATCGACGAGAATCCCGCCAACGGCGCGATCAACAACCTGATCGTCATATGCCAAAGTTGCCACTGGATAACGCATCGCCTGATCTTGTCCCGCGACCGCAAAGCGCTGATCGCTTGGTTCGAGAAAGCCTATCCTGACAAGCCGCTCCGTTAAGTGCTTCCCGCGCCCATGCCGTAGAGCCGGGCTGTGAAGACGGCGCCGACGCTACCGCATGCCTCGATCGCCTCGCCGAACGCACGACCGCTAGTATTGGCGGCCCAGGGGACAGCCACGCTGGCGGTGGTCGAGGAGTTCATCAGGACAGTGCCGCCGACGATCGATGTCGAGCCACCGACGATCTTAGTAATGCCGACGAAAGCCACGTCTGCGGCTTGCGCCGGACCAGGCTTGTTTTGTAGCACGCCGTAGATCGTAGTATTGGCGGTCGATAGGTTCTGGAACGTGGTCGAGCAGAAGCTAACCACGCGCGCGGCGCTCACCGTGACGAGCAAGAACTGCCCGCTGCCGCTCGGACCGGCGAGCGTCGTGCCCGTGATCGTCGAGTTGCGGGCGTCGGTCGCGGTCGACAGCACGCACTGCGCGCCGTCCTTGAGCCATACGCCCTCGGTGGCGAAGTTGACTTTGCCGCGGATCGGATAGCTGGTGAACGGCTTGCTGCTGAACCTCTCGGCGAGGACGTGGCGACCCATCGGTCTGTCTCCTCATATCGCGACCGCACAGGCGGCCTACATTGAAAAACGGGTCAGATCAGCCGATTGCCCACGTTACCGAGCCATCAGTCAGCGAGTAGCTCGGCGCTTCAGCACCGGTAGTGCCGTCGGTCGACGCGGTGACCACTGAGCCTTTCGGGAGCGCGACCTTGTCGCCGATCTTCTGCGCGGTATTCGCTGCCCATGCAGGGGGCGCCGACTTCGCGCCTCCCCAGGACGGTTTCTCGGCCTGGGCCTGTGCC